TCAAAAGGGTATTTGTTCATCATTATTGAAATTATCAAAGTTCGATGGTTCATTATGTCCACCATTTAATGCTGCCCCTACAAAACTTGCGACCACTTCTGTTACATATCGCTTTTCACCATTTTGAGTTTCATATGATCGTGTTTGAATTCTGCCTTGTACCAAACATTTATTTCCTTTTCGCAAAGTCCCTATCTCTTCTGCTAAGGTTCCCCATGCTACACAATTTACAAATGCCGTCTGTTCCTTTGCTTCCTTTGTATTAGCATCAATATAAGTATTACTTGCAGCTACTGTAAATGTTGCTACTGCTCTGCCAGTCTTTGTATATCTTACTTCTGGGTCTCTCGCTAGATTGCCCATTAAATTAACAGTGTTCATTTCTTCTCCTTTATGCTATTTGTATAGATGCCATCTACTTCTTCTAATTCAGTAACTGATATTTCCCCATTTAGCCATGAAGCACATATAGCTACATCCATAAATGAATTTGTATATATTCCAGCTTCTGTGGTATGTATCCCTACAGATATTCCAGCTTCTGTGAAATATATATATTTCCCTGTATCATTCCATGCATTCATTGCATATGCATTTATGATCGCGTCTCCAGTTGTTTTAGGAATAAATACAATCCCTCTATATTTGTTTTCCATTAATTATCCACCCTTTTATTCCATGCCTTTTCACAATCTAAATACAATGGCCACTCTTCAAAATGAGTGACGGCTCCACATTTATCACATGCCACCATATGATGTTTTAGCCCTACTTTTATCCCTGTCATAATCCTCATATGTTTATTCCCGCAAAACGGACAGGGCCTTAGTCGATTTTCTCTGTTCATATTCTCCCCTCCAATCAGGTAATCGAATTAGCCTATATGTTCTAAATGGAAATCCATAATTATTTACCCCTTCATAGACACTATCTTTATCTAAGTAATATCCATTAGGTACTTTAATATCCTTACGCCACTCTGTAGCCTTTAGTATCTTTTTCTTTACTTTTGGCTTTTCAAGATTAGTACTAGATACCCATTTCTTTCTTACCTGTACATCATTATGATCAATATCAGATTTTCGCTCTTTCATAAAATACTTAGCCAACCCTATAGCATCTTCTGCTTCCCCTCTGTAGTACTCAATTTTTGTATAGCCATGTGGCCATAGCTTTTTTAATAATTGAGTAGTTAGTTCAATCCCTCTTGAAAGTAATGCGTGAAAATGTATGCGCCCCTGCTTTTCCATCACATAGATGTATTTACAGGTTTGCTCTGTCTTATTAAATAAATCCCTTACCTTTCTAAAGAATTTTCGTATCATCTCTTTTGCATCTAATTCATCTTCCTCATTCTTAAATGTGAGTGTTAGATAATAATCATCTGCCTTGAAATTCATATCTATTAGTAACCTCAATTGCTTTTCAGCCATCCTTAAATTATTCTTTCTTATGACTTCTGGTGTTACTTGCTTTCTTTCACTCCGTATTTTTCTCCCTGGTTTCCCATAGTATGAATTCCCTGTAATATGATCTGATACTTCAATCATATTCTTAGATGTTATGGTTGTTCTTCTTCTCATTTAGTTATCACCTTATGTTGAGTTGTTAATGTATCTATCTAGTCTCACAAAATAGCTACCAAACCGCTATTTTACTAGACTTTTCCCACTATGCGTGATATACTAAACATGTAAGGTTTTAGTTATCACATAACTTTAATGGCCGTGTTTCCCGACACGGTCATTTTTCTTTGTCAAAATTACAATGCCAATCACCTTGAGACTTTGTTAGGTATTGGCAATTACTGCAGCAATCCATGCATATCAACTGTTTATGTCTATGACATACTACAGCATGCTTGATTGCTTTTTTACATTCTGGGCATGTATTATTTAGTGCTTTCTCATACCATTTAGTACTCATATCCATGCCTTTCTTTTAGTATTGTTTGTAAAACTTTTCTGTATTCTCTTGGATGTGATCCAGCGTGAATTTTAATTCTATGACAATGCCAGCATAAGCAACATAGATTTTCTATGTTATTTTTTCCTCCTGCTGACCTATATTTGATATGATGAACCTCTTCATAAGGCGCTCCACATAAAATACATTTTCCATGGTCTCGCTCTATCACCTTAGGCCGGATTTTTTCCAACTCCATATCATTCTTTTTCTTATTTCTACTTTTCTTGCTTAATGGCTTCTTTGAAACCAGTCTTGTTTTGGCTTTGGCTCTTAATGGTGTCCTTTTAAGCATTTTTATCCCAGTCCCTAGCTATTTGGGCCTCAACTAATCTACAATCCAATTTATAAATATTGATTGCTTCCGTAGCACTGGCATAGAGAGTTTTAGCTACATCCCGTTCATACCGTAATTGGCTTATAATCTCATCTCCATTTACCAGTTCCATGATCAGAGATACTTTTTCTCCGTTATGTTTTGCCAGTAATATAGCTTTACGTTTTTCAACTCTATATTTTCGTTCTGCTGCTGCTAACTCTATGCCTCGCTCTTTGGCAATCGTAAGGGCCTTATTTAAATCATCCCTTCGTTTATTTAGATATGGTAGTAACTCCCAACTGTCTAATTGCTGCATGCTGCTTCCTTTTTATTTCCTTAATTTTCTTGTTATATAGCCATAATCGTTTGGCTTTTTGTAGCAAATAAATCCCAATAGAATATGCTGCTATATTAATTACATTAAAAAGAACATCGCCCCATGACTGTGCAAATTCAATTCCACCATATAATCCAAATACTATGACTCCAAATAGCCACTGTATTGCTGTAATGAATTTATCCATATTTACTACTCCTATGCTTTTAACCATTTCATGTGTTGCGAACGCATCCATATCTCAAATTTATCTACATGGACCAATGTTTGTTGTGGTCCAAGTTGCATACAGATTTCATTGAACTTACCCTCCTTACGGATCATGTCAATTCTTCTATAAATGTACATTTTGCTACGTCCCCATATTTTAGCTAGTGTACTAATGGGAACATATTTGGGTTTAATAGTATCCATAGTTATCCCCTTATTGTTAATATGTTATGTTCTATCAAATGTTTTTTATGATGAATTGGTTCTACTTTGATTGCCATATATCCACCATCATTATGTAAGTATCGTTTGTAATATATTGGTTGTTGTTTAATCTTTTTCTTTCGACCCATTTTCTTTTGATATCCTCATTTAACATTCTTTTCACGTTTTTTTCATTTTTATTAATAAGTTGTTGTTATAATTGCCTTAGAAAGGAGGTGATTAATATGAGTGAATACGATATGAAAATCCACACACTAGCATTAGAATATTTGCGTCAACGAAAACGTCATAATGACAATTATCCTCTTACCCCAATGGAGTTTGCTAATGAATATAAGCGAGTTGTAAATCAATTTAAAAAAATGATTCCTGAATAACTTTTAATTTCTTACTATTTAGAATGAGGTGATTATATGCCATCATTACTAATTAATACCAACTTTGAAGGCCTTGATTTAAGTAAGGTTAAGGCCACTATTATCAAACAAACAGCTTCTGACATCGAAACATTTTTTGAGTATCCAAACGGATTTAAAATGTATACATTTCTAAATGCAGATGGTTTAGTAGATGTAAAATGTAATTGGGCCTTAAAAGAAGAATCCAATGGTAGCTTTACCCCAATTCCACCATCTGAGTAAAATTTTATGGAGCCTTATCATCAAGGCTCTATTTTTTATTCATATTTCTACATAAACCTTTAATAATAATCCCAGTAATATTTTCCATTGGATCAATGTCTTCATTATTGACATTAATTCTTTTGCCTTGGATTCTTACACCAGCTTTATCTACTTCAATCTTTGACATTACTTCTGGTCTATTAGCCATACCTTGTTGTGCATGTTCTAATTCAATGTATGCATAAATTAATTCTGGAATATCTTTGCTGGATCTAATCCCAGTTGTTGTATCTAAGCGCTTTAAAATATAATTTTTTAATGTATTTTGAATTTCTTTCATAAACTTTATTTCCTTTCTATTTACAAACCTATAATAATTGCTGTTTTTTCCTTTAATCTTTTACATATTGTTCATTCCCTCTTTTTAAAATTTTAATGTTCTATTTGTATAATCATCTTAGAAAGGGGGTGACTATATGAATGCACGCATTTATCTAAAAGATGGCACTAATAGATTAATCAATGATTTAACTTCTGTTAAAATGCATTCAGCTGGTAATATAGCCGGTAGAGCGTTCACCACGGATGAATTAGACCGTTTTTATATGCCACGTAACCGTTCATATAGCTTTATTGGAGACAATATCTTAATCGTACATGGCGAAAATATTAACGCTGTAGAATTCTTTAAATAAACTCTCTTCTTTCTTCAAATCATATTTACTAGGCATTACCGCACTAGGAGGTGAGTTAAATGAACTTAACTCAAAAAGAAGTTGATGACATTTGTAAAGAAACCCTTAAAAAAATTAATCTTTCTGCAGGATGTAATCTAATAGTAAAGTCTATCGTTCGTGCCAATATTAGTACTGCAACAACACAATTAGAGGATGTCATCTTCTACTCCGTTTCACGTTGTTTATATGAAGTATTAAAACAAGTCAAATAAATGGCATTTCTATCGGCACTTTTAGAAAATTCAATAATTTAAATCACCATGTATACTAATCGTTATACGTGGTGATTTTTTCTGCTAATTTTAGATCTACTCATTTGAATTTACTTTTCCTGTTTCATTTTTTATTACCTCCTTACGTTGTCGCATATTATGCGACTATATTGGTAAAAAAAATAATATTAATATCATCGTATGTTAGAGAAAGTGCCTTAGCAATTTTTTCAACATCTTTTACAGTAAAATTTTCCCCAGATTTATTGAGTTTTCTATAAACTGTTGATCTATCAATACCAAGGATGTTAGCCAACTGAATAATAGAAATATCTTTTTCCACCAATTTTGCTTTTAATTTTCTGATATTCACCATTTTCATTCCCCCTTTCTCCTATTTGTCGCTTATGTGCGACTTCCTTTATCTAGATATTACCCCATTATAAATTGCATGTCAACAACATTTTTCGCATTTTATGCGATTTTATATTTTATTTAGAAATATTTGTTGCATTTTTGCGAATTATATTGTATTATGTAAGCAAAAGAGAAAGTGAGGTTATCACATGAGAATTGGAGAACGTATTAAACAACGCAGATTAGAGCTAGGATATACTGCAGATGCACTAGCTAAAATGTTAAATAAAAATAGAGCCACTATATATAGATACGAAAATGGTGACATTGAAAATATGCCAATTGATGTGCTTGAGCCTTTAGCAAAAGCATTAAACACTACACCAGCATATTTAATGGGTTGGCAAGAACCGCATCAAAGATCTACTTCTACGCTTTCTAAGCAAACAGAAGATTATTATTTAGATGCAGAAGCTGCAGAGTATGCGGAAATGCTTCGCACTCGTCCAGAAATGCGTATGTTATTCTCCGCATCACGTGGTATCTCTAAAGAGGAAATGCAAGAAGCGGTAAACTATATAGAATTTATCAAATCTAGAAATAAGAAATAATACTATTAGGGGTTGTTAGTTTGATTATTAATATTATTGAGTGTGATATTCCTAATGTAAAAGCCATTTCATCAACTGGGGAAGATGAAGGTGTACACAATATCTATATCCGTAAAAATATGTCTATTGAAGATATGCGTAACGAAATAAAGCACGAGTTATTGCATATTCTTAATGATGATTTCCATATTGATTATCATGTTAATTTAATTGAACATATGGTAAGACGTAGAGAACTTACAGATGATGTATTGGAAGAAATCGACTTTTATCATCATGTATTATAAATTTTATTGCTTTTTGTTGACCTCAACAAAATCATAAATGGTGATTAATATGAAACTAAAATTATTACCTTTATTATTTTTATTCTTATTAATTAATACATCTGTATTTGCTGCTATATATCCACAACATCTATTAGATAATCCAAATTATCAATTAGTATATGCGCTAATGGATTATGCTGTATATATAGATATGTCATCGGCTTATTTAAAGTACAATAGTTCTGATGATTTTATTATTGCAGTTAACGAAACAGATGCATCTTTTATTTTTGACTCATCTACTGAACTCGAAAACTTAAAATCTATCAAAGGTACAAGTTTAGTTTGGTACTATAAACCTCTTTCACCTAGTAAAGTATTTACTACTCAAGTAACTATTGATTCTAAGCCTGTTATTCTTCCTCCATATATTGGTGAACAATATGCTTATTATTCTTTAAACTCTGGTGATAGTTGGATACCTTTTGATATTTATAATACAGCTGGTCCTATGCGATTACGTAGTAAATCCTTTATTCTTCTTGTAAATAAATTATCATTTAAATAAAAAAATGCACAATATAATATTAGCTAAGGAGGCGAATTATCAGATGAATGATTTAACGACATCACAGCTAGATCGACAAAATATTTTAAATAACTCTATTGCTATAAAAGAAATTGAACATGAATTAAGCAATTATATTGGTGGAACTATCTGGAAAAATCAGATTTGGTTTACCAAGGAATATTTAGCCAATTTCTTTCAGGTTGATATTAGGACAATAGAAAGAATTATTGAATCCCATAATAAAGAATTAACATTAAATGGATATAAAATTTTAACTGGTGAAGAATTAGCCTCATATAAACTGACCGACATAAATGTCGGTCAGACAAGTAGAAATCTAGCTATATTCAGCTTTCGTAGCTTCTTAAACGTTGCTATGCTCCTACAAAATAGTCCTATTGCAAAAGAATTACGATCACAAATTCTTGATATTGTCATTGATGTATTAACAGAAAAAGCTGGTGGTCGCCGTACTTATATAAACCAGCGAGATCCAAATTTTCTCCCAGCAACATTTACTACTGAAAAAGTAAGAAAAAGTTTCACACAAGCACTAAACCAATATGTAAATATGGGCCCATACAAATATGAATATTTTACTAATAGAGTCTATAAATGTATATTTTTAGAAAATGCAACAACTTACCAAAAAATATTACGTTTAGAAAGTAAAGCTAACTTACGTGATACCATGTACAGCGAAGTATTAACTAATATTGCAGCAGTCGAAACATGTATTGCTACTGAAATCACCAATCAATATGAATCAACGGGTCAACAATTAACCAAAGAGGCTGTAGACATAATCATTGATAATATCGCTAAGAGTCCTATGATGTCTATTTATTTTGAAAGTGCTAGAAGAACAATGGCCACATTAGACAAAGGCCTTAGAGATGCATATCATGGTAATCTAAGTGAATATATCTCTTCAGTATCACCTGAAGAATATGAACGCTTCCTAGGAGAAAAAAGCAAAAGCTTAGAAGAACAAATTAAAGAGCACCGTGATATCTTTTTACGACTTAAGGATAAATAATAATGATGTACATAGAGCTTGAACACGTTATTAGTATCCATGATGCAGTACTAAGAGAAAGTGGTGGAGCATCAGGCAATATTAACAAGGATTACATAAACGGTATTTTGGAATTTATCAAAAATGATGATTACTATTCATCTTTCACAGAAAAATTATCTTATTTAGTATACTCTATAGCATCTAATCACTGTTTTCTTGATGGAAATAAACGTACTGCAATTGCAACAGGTATGTATTTTTTAATTATAAATGATTATGATACACTAACCGTAAGCAAATTTGTAGAAAGTATGGAAAATGCAGTGCCACTTGTTGTAAACCATACTTTTTCAAGAGAAGATTTAACTGAAATCATAGCTGCTATTCTATGGGATATTGAAATTGATAAAATGAAGTATATATATAAATTGCTAGCAACTATTAATAATTAAAAGCTTTTTACTCTGCACTAACAGAATAAGGGGCTCATGATACACCTAAGAGGTATATAACTTATTAATTTTAATATTATTTAGTAGTTGTACTTGACAAAATACTAATTATGCGAATTCGTTATAGCTCAACGTGTTGACATGAATTTTGCGTGATGATATTATAATTACACCAGTACCTCTTCACGCTGAGGCTTGAAAACAATGTTTTCAATGCATGCGCACCAGAAGAGGTCTTTATTTTTATGGGGATGATATTATGGAGATAAAAAAGCCTACAACTATAGATGAGCAAGTGGAACTACTCAAATCTAGAGGTCTAATTTTTAGTAATGAAGAAGAGCCTGAATTAAGGGAATGGCTTATAAATATCAATTATTATAGATTAAGTGGATATTGGTGGATTTATGAATGCAAAGCACCTGATTGTTCTCCAAGAGAACATAAATTCCAAGATGGAACTACTTGGAAACAAGTTAAGCACACTTATATATTTGATCAAAAATTTAGACGTTTAATATCAATTGCTATTGAAAAAGTAGAAGTTTCAATTAAGGCAAGATGGTCCCAATATTTAGCTGAAAAATGCTCTTGCTCACATCCTCACGAACAAAAATCATTATTTCAAAAAGATTTTCATGATGACTATACTTATAAAAAATTAGTTTCTAGTTATAATAAAAGTACTGAGTTATACTCATGCCATTATAAAAAGAAATATCCAGAACTAAAAACTCCTCCAATATGGGTTTGTGCTCTACTTCTAACCTTAGGTGAAATGCTTAACTGGCTTAAATCCTTAAATAAACCACTAGAAAGAAATAATATTCTTCGACCATACGGATTTGATGAGTCAGTTCTCATTTCTTTTCTAACACATTTAACATGGGTAAGAAATACTTGTGCACACAATGGACGACTATGGAATAGAAAAACAAATAAATTATTTACTGCACCTACAGCTGACTCAGAAATAAAGGATTTGCTTATATTCAATACTACAGTTAATAATCGATTAGATAGCAAAATATATAATACACTACTTATGCTTCATGTAATGCTCCATTCTATTGATAAAAAATTTTTATTTTTGAGTGAAGTTAAAGACTTAATAAAGCAAAATACGTATATCAATCCTACTCATATGGGTTTTCCTGAAAATTGGGAAGAACTAAAACTATGGAAAACATTACCATTAACTAAAAGTCAAAAACACAGAAAAAATATTGAAGATACTAGAAAGAAAAAAAGGAAGCATAAGAGAAAAAATATTTCCGCTTAATTTTCATTATCTTTTATAAGCATTAGATGTTAAATCATCTAATGCTTATTCTCATGCTATTTTTGGCCAGGAGGTATTTATATGTGGGTTGAAACACGAACTACAAAAGGCGGCCAAACTCGTTATAGATTTTTTGAGAGATATACTTGCCCATATAGCGGCAAAGTAAAACGTGTATCTGTTACATATGCAACAAATAGTAGACAAGCACATAAGGCTGCACAGATTGAATTGCAAGCATTAATTAATAAGGCAACTAACACTAACACTGCTATGGAAATGACTTTAGATACATTACTTACCAAATATCTTGAGTCTAGACAATCATTTAGGAAACCAGCTACTCAACGCAATTACAAGATTTATAAAAATAAGATTTTAGAAATTATACCTGCAGATATCCTTATAGGGAATATAAATACTTATATATTACAAAACGCTTTAGATTCTATTTTATTAAATCGCTCTTATTCCTATACGAAAGCTATCTTTAGTTTACTACGTCAAGCTTTCAAATACGCTCGTCGTATGGAATTTATCCATGATATTTCTTTTTTCGATAATCTAGAACTTCAAAAGCCTGTACTGAATGTAGAGAAAGTACAACGACAACGAGATAAATTTCTAACACAAAAAGAACTAAAATTATTACTCAATAAATTAGATGCTATCAATCCGACTGTTGCTCTGTTATGTGAATTTCAATCCTTAACAGGACTACGATTTGGCGAAATGGTAGCGTTGCGTGTTCAAGATTATGATGAGAAAAAATCCGAAATTGATGTGAATGCCTCACTATCTTCTTATGGTAGTTTAAAAAGTGAGACTATTAGATCATCTCCTAAAAATATCTATTCAATTAGAAAAGTATCCTTAGATGCTAGAGCCAAACAAATAATTAATCATTTTATTACAATGAATAAATCAAAACAATTATGGAAACCTCGTTTTGCAAAAACTGATTACATTTTTGTAACAGATGGTGGTTATCCATTTGATGTGCATTTTGTAAATAAAATATTAAAGAAAGTTGATTTTCACAAACCGATTAGTTCGCACACATTCAGACATACACATATTTCATTTCTAGCAGAGGCTAATGTGCCATTAAAAGCAATCATGGAACGTGTTGGCCATAATGAACCACGCACTACATTAGCAGTTTATACTCATGTTACTGATGAAATGAAATCAGAATTGAATAACGCTATTAATAAAATTGGATCTGCTATTAGTCATAAATAG